CCATGCCGGCCGGTGTCCGCGGGGTCTCTACCGGCACCGACAGGATCTCGGCAAGCATTCGCCGGCGATCAACTGACTGTGGTGTCGGTGGAGCTGGTGCAGATGTTCGCAGCGCTGGATTTGCAGAGCCCGTCGTGATGTTCGGTTGCTGCGCCATCAGCATCGCGAGAAGTTGCTGCTTGTTCATCGCCATCAGACTGGGCTCATAGCGCTCACCGCAGAACCCGCAACACTACTGATGTTGCCCCACATCTCATTGAGCTGATTCATGCGCTGTACCCAGTTGTTGTACTGGGCCTGATGGGTATCCTGCCCAGCCTGATAGATCGGTGCCCCTTGGATTCCTGGCGCCACCGTAGGACCGCTGAAGTTTGGAGGAGTAACCTGAGTACCTTGGGTCATCGCCGAGAATTCGTTGAACGGCAGCGATCGAAGGAAAGCAGCCTCGTCCATTTCCTGGCCCCTAGACTGATTGGCTAGCATCGCGTTCGTTAGGTCCTGATCGAACCCTTGCTGACCGGCCGCGTTCTGGAATGTACCGGACTGCAATTCGAGCTGATTCTGCAATTGGGTAGCCATGTTGATCGCCGCCTGTCGGTCCAACCCGTAAGACCTCTCAAGCTGGGTCACGACATTCGAGAAATTTCCTTCCGTCAACGCCTCGGAAACTCCCTGCGAACGAGAATCCAAGCCAAACCCTGCGGACGCTAGAGCCTCTTGTGCTTGCTGACCTCTCGCCGTTGAGGCCATGCCGAACAGCCTTGATTGCTCGGCACCAGCCCCGGTAATCGACGTATTACGAGCATCTGTGTACGCCCCGGATCGCTGTCTATGAAAATCGTCGAAAGCCTGTGTCCACGCCGGATTTCCTTCGCGAATTCCCTGCGAGTAGAGTCTGTTCTTGAGCGCCGTCTCGTCCTGCTGAAACTGCGGGTCAAGCCTGGACGTATGCTGAGCGTACAGAGCGTCCTCGACCTTCTGCCTTTCCGCTCCGAAATCCCCAACTCCAGGCATTTGCGGAAGTCCTGAGAAATCAAGCGTCGGCCTGTTCCCCAGCTTCCCAAGGTCGAGCGCCGACTGATAACCCGGAGCCTGACCTGGATCGAAGTTGTAATCCGTGCCGTTGATCGAAGTTTGAATATCCGACCTTGGAACCCCAGTGACACGATCGGTCATCCCAGAGGTATCGAACGGCTGGCCCCATATGTCGGAGATATTCCCGATCTGCTCCTTGCCCAAATTCATACGGGCAAGGTCGATATCCTCCCCACCCTGGAAAAGCTTGTCCTGATCTTCGGTGAGGCTCGTCGTGTACGTGAACTGCCCGGTAGCCGGATCGAACTGACGATCAATAGACCCCCACGGAGTATTTTCGTTCGGGCTCCCGAGTAGTGCGGTTTGCTGCGCGGCGCGCTGGTTTTCTACCCCTTGCTCGCGAGCGAGACTGGAGTAGTCAGGCGTATCTGGCGGTTTCGGACCTGAAAACAGGTTGGTCATTTCTATCCCTCAGCCAACGGCACTCGGATCGCAACATGCGATACACGAGTAGATCCCCAGAGTGACACGCCTCGGCTAATTTCGCCTCAAGCGTGCCTCCGAGCCTTTTAACGAAACGCTGCGAATCGACGTTGTCCGACTCAACTAGTGCTGTAACACGATTCAATTTCAACTGTAAAAATGGATACCCGAAAATCGCGGCCAATGCGCGCCGAGACCACTGAAAGCCAGGATTCACTGCCATCGACATTTGCACGTCATAGCCATTCCAATTGCAGTACGTGACGCCCGCTACTAAACGACCATCGAGCACGAATCCAAGCCCGCGTGCTAAATTCTTGTCCGGGCAAAAACGGTGAAGCTGCACATGGACCCAGGTAACAACATCTGGGCCGGTAACGACCCGCACCCTCAAAACACCGAGCCTTGCTGATGAGCTACGTCAAATGACGTGATTCGAGCCGCAGATACTGCGGATTGCAAAATCATATGCGGAGCACCAGACAGACCAATACCCGAAACCGTGTACCACTCCGATCTTGGAATGAGCTGCCCGCTCCCCCACTGCGCAGTTCCCCAAACTCCCGTACCCCAAAGACTTGCACTCGATGAAGGGCCGAGCGCTATTTCCTGTGTCGGCGTCTCGGTCCTGAAATCAACGTCAAACCCAATCTTGATCGATAGAGGATTGGAGTCCCACTCGATCGTCGGACGGAGCATCAAGAACTGTTTCGTGTCCCCCTTAGATCCGTAGTAACTGAAAGCAGGTACGACTTCGGCCATGATCGCAACGCTACTATCGCTCTTTCCAGTCCACGCCTTTTTGACCAGCCCAAGACCGCCGAAATAAAGTTCATCGTTGAATATCTCAAAGCACGTCGTCTCCCAGTCAAGGAACCGCCCCCAAGCTTTGGTGACCGTGTTCATCGCCCACTGCTTGACCCCGGTCGATTCAGGGACGTTCACCAAGAACATTGAGGCCGTGGCGAACAGGGTCATGTGCCAGCCGTAGGAGCCCTTGTAGAGTTCCCCTGACTCAGCGACTGCCCCCTGGATTACATCGGTCAACGCCAATTGCATCGCCTTTTCTCGGCCAAGCTGGAAAGCCGCGGTAGCCGATACAATTCCGTCCACGGTGAGAATCAGCAGATCCCCGCCGTACTTTTTCAGACACCTTCTGCCGATCGGTTGCCCGACCTCGAACACTCCGATCAGGGACCATGTGTTGGCGGTGCCAGGATCATCCCCCTGGTAAACGGCTATCTCCCCTTCTGAGGTAATGACGCACCAGTAGTCATCCTTTCCGTCCCCGGCATCGACCGACCACGAACCTCCGGCTACCAGATACCCGCCCTTGTTGAACACCGAGGCAAGGGTCAGCTCGTCCAACGCTCCCGCAATAGCCCCAACCGCCGGATACCAGACGCTCATCGAGTTTTTCTCGATGTAGTACGGTCTCTCTTTGTGAACGAACAGGTTGATCAGGCTGCTTGTAGCAATCCCGGTAATAGCCGGAGTCGATAACCCGTCAATCGGCGTCCAATCCGTACCGTCGTACAACAGCATCAAATCTACGCCATTCATGCAGATTAGAAAGTTCCCCCCGGTGGTCGAGAAGTTCGTGCAGTTCCACTCATCACTGGCCAATCCAGAGACTTCACTTGCGCCCACATCTCCGCTAGCCGACACATCGAACAACAGTTCTCCAGCGAACGCCCACAATTCATCGTTCCCGCTCACCGGACGATAGGTAATCAGCGTATTGACCGTGATTTCAGAAGGCTCTACTTCCTCGTCAGTAATCGCCGTCGCCCAATCACTCGATCCCTTGCGAAACTGAATCGAGTACGGGAGCGGAAACCAGTTGTCTAAAATGACGGCATACTTCTGCTTCATGCCCGACAACGGATCGCGCCTGTTCCAGCCTCCAGTCGGAGCCTGAATAGAGGTTATCCGCGCCGAAGGTTTATTGACGGCGACGTTAAGAGCTACGGCTGACATTAGAGTTGAGTCGTTCTCAGGTCCCCGACACGCTGACCGCCGCCGATCGAGTTACCGCCGGCCAGACTCAAACGCTTACGCCCCGCATCGCGAGAGGAGGCGTTCGCAACGTCCAGCTCATGGGTCCGCTTTTCCTCTGCGTACTGGAATCCTTTGGCCATCTTCCAACGCCACCGGACACCCTGCATGATCAAGTCGCAGTCAAGGACCGGAACTGAATCGTTGGTAGAAAACACCTGCCCGTAAGTATCTTCGTCAGGGTTGTAGACGAACTTCTTGGACGCATACTCGAAAAAGATGTCGTGTGAAGCCGCTGGAATCGGAGAGAACAGCAATCGGTTTGCCCGAATGCGGTACTCTGGGAATGGCCCAGTGGTGTAGTTGAGTGCTTTCTTAGCCTGCCAATTCAGAGTGCTCGTAGGCCCAGCTACCGGAAACCTCCCGGTACGATCCCACATCGTGTCGGAAATGATGTAATTGTATTCATCTGCAACGGCCAGAATTCCACCTGAGCCGACGAACATGCCCTGATCCTCGACAGCCACGGTTTGAAACGTTGCCTCGTGGGTCAGCGCTGACCAGCGGAATCGTGTCCCAGTCTCAGATACTTCCTCGTTGAACAGTTCCACAAACTGAGCTATCTGGTCATCCGAAGATCCGATCGGTGCGCTCGTTATGCGCAAACCGACCCGCCTGCCGACCTTTGAAACCATTTCTGAGATCGTGAAAACGCTCATACTCAAATGCCGGTGAGCTGCTTCGCCTCGATCAACCGCTCGTAAGTCTCGGCCTTGGCCGTGCTTGGCTTGACGTTGTGCTCATAGCAATAAGATCGAAGCGCTGCCATATCCAGAACCTTGACCGCG